GCTGCTTTGATCGAAGTCCACGCAGAGCCGGACCAGGAATAAACCTTGTTGGTACTTGTTACCAGGGCAAGCTGCCCAATAAAAGCGCCTGATGCCGGAAGGCTTGTGACGGAATCAACTGTTGATTCGTTAGCAAGTTTGGCAGCTGTTACTGCGCCGTCTTCTATTTGACTTGTCGAAACCTGACTGACAGTTGCAACAGATCCCAGGCCCAGCGTGGTGCGTTGATCTGCAGCTGTTGCGTCATCAAGTAACGCCCGGCCTACTGCCGTACAGGTAATTTCTTGCGTTACGCCGCTGCTTCCGTCGCGTCCCAGCAAGGAATCGGCAGATACGTTTTGGATCTTTGCGTAGGTAACGGCAGCATCCGCCACCTCGGTCGTACCAACGCCACCAATTGAAATGTTGCTGGCTGTAATCGTGCCAGCGGCAATCTTTGCAGATGAAACTGCGCCGTCAATAATCTTTACGGTTGTTATTGCATCATCAGCAATAGCCGCCGTGCCAAGGGCTGTCACCTTGTCTGTGGTTACCGCACCAGCAGCCAGCTTTCCAGTTGTGATCTGCAGGTCGCCGATACCGGCGGTTGGCATTACAACCTGTTGATACGCTGTGCCGTTATAAAACTGAAGGTTGCTAGTGGTGGTGTTGAAGTAGCCGCGACCGCCAAAGTTGTCGGCGGTTGGCGTGATGGTATCGGCAACAGCGCTGCTATTTGTCGCTAACTTTGCTGCGGTAACTGCGTCATCAGCAAAAGCAACCGTTCCAAGCTTGGTTGTGCTGCTCTGGTCGAGCTTGTCAAGATCGATGCTGCCTGCATCAATTAGGTCTAGACCTGCGTCTACAAGATCCTTGCTCGTTACTTTTTTGGTTTCGCTAGCGGAGATGTCCGCAATGGGCAAAACGTCTGTAGCAGAGACGCCAGCTTTCGACAGCGCATTTAACTCGGTTATCCGCTGGTCAGCCACCGCTTAACTCGCTACGGGAATATGCCTTTATTTTAGTCCTCTATCTCTTTAAGCAAGTAATCAAGCGATTGCTCCACCTGGATGCGGTCGTCATCCTCAAGCAGGATGAAGCCAGAAGGCTCACCGATTAGCAGCTGGATTTCGCCATCGGTCACAAAATCAATGGTGCATTCAATGGCTTCCTGGGCAGTGACATTGATGCCTGTCCTAGTAATGACAGCGCTCGTTTGGTAAAACACTGAGGTCAGGCTGCTGTCTAAAGAGCTGTCTGTGATGTAAAGGGCTAGTTCAATCTGGCTGCCGATTTCAATTCTTTGAATAAGCTGCAGCATCAAAAGCGGCGGCTCTTTGATGCCTGTTGTTTCGTAATCAAACAGGCAATCAATACTGCCGTTACCACTGATCAAGCCAGCATTAAACTGTCTGCGAAATTTATCGTTAAGACCTGTAACGTCAATAGCGTCTCGGTCTGTGTTGAGGGTATACCGCGTTACGTTCCCAAGAACGTTGAATCGAATATCAGTGACCGCGTAGTCAATCGCAATGGGCGTTCCAGCAAAAGAGTTAAGCGTAATTTCTGCGGCACGGTTGTTATTGATTGCGTCTGCATAATCGGCAAAAAACCGCAAACCACCTGCCTGGTTGACGTGGATGAACGCTGAAATCTCATTTTCTATTGTATTACTGCTCCATGTGGAAGCCGCAAAGCAAACCAGGCCGCGTGAATCAGCTGTGGAAATACTCAGCCGATCGCCGGTTAATAGATTATCTAAGGCGGACTCAAAGCTTAAACGGCTCAACGTAGTGTTTACGTCGTCCGGTGAAATTGCATCAGTAAATGAGCCGTAGCTGTCACTTGAGCCACGGCGCAGTTTTACGTGACCCGTTCCACCTAGAAAAACCGCCATGCTATGCCGTAATTACTTCGGAGAAATCGCCGTCCATCGTAAATTGGATTGGGACGACACTTAGCTCCCCGGTGCTTACGCTGACCTGGGCGCTTGTGATGTAGGCGTTGAATTTGATGTCGTCTTTACTGTTGCCGCCGACATTTAGTTCTAAGAAGACGCGATCACTTTCTTCGACTGCACCGCCTTGCATGATCTTGGACAGCAGGTCCGTAAATTGGCGAAGCGTGGCGCTTTCGCCGCTTTCTAGCCTGTAGTACATCATCGTGGCACTACCAGTAGCGCCCTTTACGCCTGGGGTAAAGCTATTTACGGTGCTGTCGATTGTATTTGTGCTAAGAAGCTCTACTGTCGTTTCAAGCGACCAGTCTCTAATCTTGGCAATGCTTTTGCCGCTATAGACCAAGCTACCACTGCGGCCCGTGTAGAAGCCCATCTCTAGCGCCTAAGAACGTGTTCCTATTCTAAGCCACTGCAATGAGTGTTACTTGAACATTGCTTAAGCCCTTGTATACAGATTGTACTTTTGGCTCGGAGTCGTAACGCCAGTTCGTTCCAGGCGGTGCGCTGATGCTAGAAGTTACGCCGTTCCAGCCTGCCCAAACATTGCTAGTGGTAGACAAGGAAAACTCTTGTAAGGTGCCCTTCCTTGCTTCGTAGTCGTCTAGAAAAAGTTGCGCGTCTGTGTCTTTAATGTTTTGGTACGTCAGGTTTAGCTTTGCGTTTACACGGCGGGTGCCGTACAAAATGCGCACTTCTGCGCCTGACTGCGCGTTAAATCGTTTGATGGGCCAATCGCCTGGATTAAAATCGCGACCTGCTGGTTTTAGGTTGGGAAATGCCATTACTCCAGCACCCGGAAATTGCTTTCTGTGAGCACGTCTTTTGCCACAATGCTAGCTCCACTGGAATCCACAGGCACTTCCACAGCAGCAATGTTGACCAGGCCATCCTCATCAAGAGTAAGCTGCTCGACTTGATAAAGCCCTTGGTTTACTTGGCTGCTCAACAGAGTAAATAACGTTCCACGCAGGCTGGAAGCTGTGACCCGGTTATTTGAAATTGTGATCTTCTGTTCTTTTAATTCGCTAGTCGTTGGGTAGTAGACCAGTGCGTCATAGGTGCCGTTTTGAATGGTGCTTACTGTGACCAGCTCTCCGGCATCTGTGACAGCGCCGTTGTTAGCGGCACTGTAAGAAGTGGATGATGTGATCACGCGAATGTAAGAACCGGGCTGGATCTGTAACGCATCAGGAACGGTTTTGAAACTTATGGTATGAGTGACGCGGCGCCTGATGCTCAACAAGAAACGAGCTGTCTTTAATGCTTGGGCTTCATTGGTGCAGAAATCGCTTAGGTCGAATGTCTGCTGTGTTAACGAACCACGGTTTTGCGCGGCCAGGTCGGCCCAGTCCACAAGTGCTGATGCTTGTGTTGGCAGGTCGTTACTGACAGTGACGCGCCAGGTAACAAGAGCCCGGAAATCAGTTCGCTGTGATGCCTCGATGTACTGGACTTGCAGGCTGTCTTCAATAATGTTGCCTGATGTGAATATCTGCTCTGCGTTTATTGGGCTTGTAGAAATCTTGTAGTTGCCGTCATAGGGCAGTGCAGGCATCATGCCGAAACGCCCGTTCTTGATGGTGAAGTTGCAGATATGCAGTGAAGCGTTGTCGTAGATAAATGAGCGGATGCTTTCGCTATCCTCAAGCACTCCGTCATAGAACATGTGATTGGCACGCTGGAAACGTGCCGAAATCTCTAAAGAGCTTGTGTCAATTAGCTCAGATGGCACGACATTGCCTAAGCCTTGGCCTGGATCGGTCAGTAGGTAGTAAACGAAATCTGCAAGTAAATTGCTTGGCGCGTAACTCTTTTCAATTAAGCGGTAAACACTAATTCCAGACTGACTCCAGGCGCGAAGCTGGCCCACGCCGTTTAATTGGCCATTTGATTTAATAGCAAGTCCCATCGTGGACATGCTGTAATACTCAGCAACAGGCCCGCTATCGTTGTTGTTTGCCAGGCTTTCATTTACATATACAATTTCATGCTCAGGGCCGCTTTCGTTTGACTTAGTAAGTTCAAGGAAATGACTTGTATCTGACACCCTTGAGTTGTACTCAAATATGCGCTCACCCGTAATGATTGGGGGCGTCACTTCATCGCTTTGTTCAACGCTATCAACTTTTATTGTAAAATCAAAATGGTTGTAACGCACTTTATTGCTGTCTGTGTAATTTGATATGTGATTATTTAGAGGAAGCCTGTAGGTGAACTGTTCCCCGACGTTCCAGCTGCCTGTTGAGGCTTGAACAAAAATTCTTGGGTACTTAACCCACGCCCAAGGGCTACCGCCGTTTGCGTTTTGATATTGTTGACTGATTTGGCTCTGGCCCCCGTATACGTCAGAGAATCCTTCCCAGCCAACGGTGATACTTCTGCCGCCCTCTGTATGTGTGAAGTATCCAAATTTTCTTTGGTATGGATGATTTCTAGCTTGACCCAAGATTTGAGTCATCCAAGAGTGGGACTCTAGCCAGCCCTGATTGGGGCTTGCAACGCCTCCAGTTACAGAAAGGTTAGTGGGTCTGTAACTTGTTTCAGTATCTCCTGGCGATGTTCTTGGGTCAACAACTAGCTCAGGGTTTAGCTTGATATCTCTAATCTGAGTTCTTCTGCCTGTAGTTGTAATGCGAAAAGTGCCATGGCTAGGTGTATCAAAATCTTCGCCAATTAAACTTCCTCCAGTTGAGTCAAGCTCTGTCGTGACGTTTGTGTCAATACTTTGGATTGCAACGTCAGACCCAGTACGCGGAATAAACCGATACTCGTAATAGCCTGGAGTTCGTGGCTTGATACGAACGTAGTTATACATATTGACAGGCGCGTTTCCTGTAACGGAAAAAAGCCTTCCAATGCGTTCCCAGGTTCCATTGCGTGTGCCATTGGCTTCGGCTACTTTGCGCACATAGATTGAAAAACAAGATGTCCGCTCGAAGTACTTGTCCATTCGAGGCGTATTAAGTGTAATGTTATCTTCGTCAAACTTGTTTAAATCTCCGGGCGATGGAATCGCATTAATATTGCATAGACCGCTTGCTTTGTTCCACACCTGGCTGCGGATACCTATTTCAATGCACTCAGCGTCACGCCTTACAGGGCGAATAGTTGCGATATTAGATCTGCAAATGTTATAGAAACCAGCGCCGCAATGCTTGGTTTCGTTATAACCATTGACAGGGCCTTCATACCCTCCCAGTACTTCGCGAACCGTGCGCGTTCCAGGGATACCCATGGAACTTACACCGTTGCGTGTTAGCACTGCTGTGCATTTGAAAACAATGTATTGCGCAGCTACTCCCGGCTTCCAGGTCTGCGGGCTTCGTGATTGCACGACCCAGATTGAATCCAAAATGATCCACTTAGATCCAACTACAAGCAGGTCAGAAGCGCGGCTGCGCCAAGAGTTTGCCGAGTTTTCTAGATCCTTTAAATTGACACTTGTGCCAGCAAAACCGCCATCATCGCGGCTTCTGTTTTCAAGTTCGGACCAATCAGCGCCGTATATTTCATATTCAAGCTCGTCGCCAGCTTTGACATTATTTACAATTGTTTTATTGCTAAAGACGCTGCTGTTATATCGAATAAAGCCCATCCGGCGGGAATAGGCGCGGCCCACGCCAGGCATTCCGCGTTCTGCATTGTTGTTATGCAAAACATCGGCTTCGCTGCCTGCAATCTTGCGGCGTTTAGCCTGCATTTCACGCCGTGCCTTTGCTTTCCTAGCGCCGCCGTCGCCACCTTCATGCAACGTTGAGTCGTAAGGAGATGAAATAATTTCCCAATTGAACCTAAAAGCTGTTCCGTTATGGATTGGTGTTGACGTACCAAACACCGTATTTGATTGCGGTGTGTACGCCATTGAGAACGCATCGGACTCCATACCGAAAGCATCCGGCGCCTTAAAAACATTGCGTCCTGATGTACCAGAATCAGGGCTGCCCTCAGATCCAGCAATAAGGTTTCCGCTGCTCAGCCTGTTATTGGCTGCCTTAGATGACCAGTAAAGTGCGTAATCTTTATTGCCAAGGCTGTCCAGAGGCAGCGTGCCAATGCGCACACCAGTGAAATTGGGTGTGTTTACCCCGTACTGACCCGCAACATAAATGCCTTCAAATGCCTGGTACGTGCCATAGGAATAAAGACGGCTCCATACCAGAGCGGGCGCCAAAATTAATCCGCCCGTAGTGATGCCGTCCGCTCCAGTGCCTTTCTTACCGAATGGGATTGGTATTGGTTGGCCGTATTCCGCAAGTGCGCTGACGTTATCGAAACTTGTGGTTTGGTTGAAACGTGTAGGCCCAATCTGGTCAGCAAGCTTTCGGCTTCCGATTTTTGTTTGCTTTGCTGCCTGGGCAGTTTGTGCTTTAGGTGCCAGCAGCACGCTGACAGCAGTAGAAATTAAACCGACAACAAGGCTTACAACAATTGGCGTAATAACTGGGTCGTTAACAATATCTGGGATGTGCTCATAGCCTGCCGGTCGTACACGCGCCGTCAGCTCTGCGTGGCGTATAAATTCGCGGTATTCCTCTTCAGTACAACCAAGCGCTTCGATTAACGCAATTTCATACGGTAAGAGCGGCGGATTGTATGGACGTGCGCCGGTTTCCAATCCACCGCTTGCAGGGTTTGGTTCACGTATAAAATCCCGTTCTGCCATAAAACCCCAAAAGCCAGCGGATTGGCTACGAGTACTGTGATGTCACCATCGTAGACCGGATAGCTAATCCGGTCGCAGTACCTGACCATCTCTGCCATTACTTCCCGCGTCGTCATCCCGTACCAGTCAGGGTTAACGGGTGGCGGGTTCATCTTCATTGACGTAAGCGCGTCAATCACAAGATGGATGCAGTCCTTTGTGCCGTAATCGTATTTACGACCTATTAAATGCTCACACACGGACTTGCGATGTAAAGGGGATGCTGCCGACCTGCCAGCGGTGCAATCGACGGCCTGGAACGTTGCTTTGGATCGCGTCTAGCACTGAGTTCAGGTTGACTTGGATTGTAGTTTCGTTCCAGCCGCCATTAGAACAGCTGCCGTAATAGGTGTATAAAGTTCGCTGGATGGCGCCAGTGGAGGGTGTCCACAGAACCGTAGTCACCTTGGCAACCCATATTTCGTCAAGCGCCTGCTTGATCCAGTTGCGGGTTATATCGGTGTGCGCAAACTGTAAGTTCGCGTCAAGATTGTCTCCCTGCAAAGTGGCAACCGCACCACCAAAGCCAAAAGGCAGGAACGTATACCCGTTGACAGACTGGTTCAAGGCGTAATTCTGGAAGCGGTACAAAATGCTGCCGCTAGGCCCAATGTCTAATAAATGTCCGTAAGCAAATTCCATCAGAATCCAACACTCCTGCGGGTACTAGCGCTGTTTTTTAATGTGCGCATGGCGCGTTGCTCGCCTTGGATTGCACCTTGTTTTGCTGCTTGTGCCATGCCCTGTTGGAACTCACTAGCGGTAACGTAATCGACGTTGTTGATGCGCTCCACGGAATAACGTACGTCGATCGCTCCAGCGTTTGAGCTGCGTGAGATTGCGCTCTGTGTTGCGGTGGAACGGTCCATCTCTGAGCGCAGGTTTTCGTTGGAAACGATGCGCCCCTGGCTGGATGGAATCATCAGCTCTGGGCCGCGCTCTCCCACGATGTAGGGCGTGTTTGCATTTACTGGGCCGCCGGTAGCCCTGAAACCACCAAAAGAACCG